TCTCTAGCGAAACTAAGGATCTCGTTGAAACCCTTCTTACTTGACATGAGCGTAGTTTCCATCTTTTGACGGTTTTGCTTATTTAGACCGCTCATGAGTTGGTTTAGAAGGTTAGCGTCTTCGTTCTTAACTGTGACTGTAGAACCATCGTTAAGCTTCATAGAACCTTGCTTAAATGCTTCATCAAGAGTCGACTCCTTGATCTTTTCCTGGCCATGATCGTCACGATCTACTCTTTTGACTGGAACGTTGCGAGAACGCGAGTGGCCCTCAGAATCGACGTAGGTAATGGTCTTTTTCATAGCGGTTTGAGTTACTTCGCTAAGACCTGCTTTTGATTTGCGATATGCTTCACCTTCACCTGACTTAAGACGGCGATCTCTCTCAGATTTCATTTCATCATTGCTGTAGCTACCGTGAGGCGTGTTGGTATTTAGGTGAAACTTTAGACGACCGTGAGACATCTTTGTGATCGACTCGTCAAGTTCTACTTCTTCGTTCTTTTCCCAAGGAGCTTTCTTAAGAGAAACCTTTTCCTTAGGCTGAACCTTCATACCCTGAAGAGCTCTTGTGATTGCCTTCTTTGTAGGAGTTGCTTCATCAAGCTCGGCTTCTTCCTTCATCTTTTTTGATCTCATGAGTTTAAAGTCGTGAGCATCGATCTTGCCATTCTTGTTGTGATCTAGTTTCTTCTGGCCGCCAACGAGTTCTTCCTTCTGCATCTTAGCCTGTGCTTTAGCTTTACGAGTGACATACGCAGCTAGTCCCTCGCCTGGCCTTCTTAGAGGAATACCGGCTTTTACTTTAGCATCCTGCTTGACCTTGTGGGCGGAAAGAGAGCGCTGTATCCTAGCGTCATCGCTTTCATCAAGTTCGGCTTCTTCTCCATACATATCCATTCTCGACATCATACGCTTGTCACCTTCCATATAAGCATGGAGAGTCTGCATCTGGTCGTGCATTGAAGCAAGCTTGTTCTGATACCATTCTTCTGGGTCTACACCCATGTCTAGATAATCCATGATCTCTTCAGCAGCGTATGCAATGAACTGAAGCTGACGCATCATCATTGGAACTTCTTCCCACGCGTTTTCAGACATGTTTGCCTTATCAGCAAGACGACCAGAAGCAGAAGTGATACCCTGTATACGCTTATTTGCGCGCTTGCGATTTTTGTCGCCGTCAGCATAGTTGCCGCGCTTATCGTCATACCCAGACATTCTAGATCTTTTTGCTAGGTCTTTGCTTGCACCTTTGATGTAGCTATGCAGTTTGTTTGGCGAAAGCTCGTCGAGTTGTTCGGCGTCTTCTTTGAACGCGCCTTTCTTATGAGCTAGTGCATTCATTTTCAATCTCTGCCCAATCTTTGGATCCGATTCATCGCCTTTACCAGGTTCACGGTTAGATCTTCTCTTTAGGACATCGTTGTAAGAAGATTTAGCATAACTGGTTAGAGCCTTATTGCTAATCTCGCTTAGATCTTCTGTAGATTCTCTTGTAAGGCGATCGACAGCCTTATCAATATGCTTTTCTCTACCTAGTGCTTTTGACCAGCTTGCTTTTGGCTTAAGCGGATCCTTAGCGCCTAATTGATATGCTTGACCGGCAACATCTGTTTTTGCTTTCTTGATATATGAACCAAGAGTCTTCTTTGAAAGCTCATCAAGCTCGACTGATTCTTGTTTGATTGCCTTTGAGATCGTTTTACGACGAGAATGAAGGTAACTGTCAGACGAGTCTACGTCACCATCGTTATCAATATCTTTATCCTTACGGTTCTTAAAATCTTTCTTTAGTTCCGTTGGATCTACTGGGTCGAGAGTCTTTGCTTCATTCTTCATTCTACGAGTCGTGTTACCCATCTTGTATTTCTTGTGGCTGTCTTCTTTGTCGTGTTCGCCACCAGCGGCAGTTGGTACGTCAAAGCTGCCTTCGTACACTAGCTCATCCTCACCGTCGTCATAGTCTGCAATTCTCTTCGGTGCCTTCTTGGTACCGCCAGTGAACGCGCTATCGTTAGCAACGGGGTGGTCCTTCTTAGTAGTAATATGTTTTGCTTTAAAATGCTTTTCGTCGCCTGACTTAGGCTGAGCGATTTCAGATAGTAGTTTTCCGAAAGTCTTCATTTTTGAACACCTCTCTTATATGGGATTTTTCTTTTATTTATAATCTGGAGCGATTCATCAGCATCGTCGGTAGGCGGCTCTTGAGGTGGCGGTTGAGGAGCGTCTTGATCCGGCTGATCCCCAGGTGCAAGGTCTTCCATATCACCGATCTCATCGTCCTTTTCTTTTTCGATCTGCTTCTTCATTTCTTTCCACTCTTGATCATTAAAATATAGGACATTCTTAATCACCCATTCGCGAGAGAAGTACTTTCCAACGTGATCTTCAATATCTCTCAGAGTAGACATTTTTTCTCTAAGTATCTCGGCTTGCTTCAACTCTTCAAAGTAGTTATCTTTCATAAAGTCGTAGCGGATCTTATCTTTGATCTCTGCCCATTCTTCGGGGCCAATGATACCCTTAAGAACTAGCTGTCTCTCTAGTAACTGATCGAATATCTGAGAGAATCGTGTTCTGAGACGACGGATGAACTTGCCAAACTTTAACTCGTCTCTACTTACCTCTGATACTCTACCAAAGCTATACATATTTTCAGACTCGAGTCTTGATACTGGAACTCGTAGAGACTTATATAGGTTCTTTTGGAAATACTGCATGTTATCGTCAGAAGATAACGCTTGAGACGAACCACCAGCGAGCAGATCAACTTCAGTGGATCTGTCTCCGCCTCTACGTGGGAACCAGAAGTCTTCGGTCATAGTCATAAAGCGACGTGCGTCTGTGATGTCGCCGGTCGTAGAGTCATACTGAAGTTTATTCTTATGTCTCACCATCATATCGTGAAGGTACTGCTCGGCCTTTGCCTTTGGGAGGTTACCAACGTCAATGTAGAAGATGCGGCGTTCTGGAGCACGAGTAAGAGTGTAGATGACTGTGGCGTCTTCTAGCATTCTTAGCTGGTTGAGTGGTTTGATCGCAGGATGCAAGTAGCTTAGTACGAGAGAGTTATTCTCGTTCATTAGACCGGAAGTTACTCTTACGATAGAGTCCTTTGCGATGCGAAACCCGTTTACCTCAGTACTCTGTGCGAATTTGGAGCCGCCAAAACCGTTATCAGCGTAGAGATAGTATTCGTTCTTAATTCTTTTTACAGGTATACCAGAATGTTCGTCACGCTCTCTTTTGTCCATCTCTCTAACGAGACGAAGTTTACGAGGGTCGATATAGCGCAGTTCTATGATACCTGCTTTTAGATCTTCTTTGTCTATCATCACGTGATAGTTAAGACGACCATCTACATAGAACTTAAAGAATATTTCGTATGCGCTGTTCGAAAAGTCAAGGAGGCTGAGCACCTCATCAAACTCTTCGGCAATTCTTTCCTTTACTTTGTCTGGTATATCAACATCGTCCAGGACGACCTCAACTACTTTCTCGTGAGAGTCGATACTAATCGCCTCGTTTACGATTTCGTCAACTGCCTGCGAAATTTCTGGTTGATTAACCATACCTCGATACTTTGTCACTAGTTCCGACTCTGTTTTTGCAGAGCCTTCTAGATCAAGCATCATACCGTAGGAACCACCAAGAGCAGTTCCTACGGTAATAGCGCCGTCATCGTTTTCCGGTTCAACGAAGGATACTGGGTACTTAGTATTGTCTTCGTCGTCAGATCTTTTTATTTCAAAACCAAAAATTCGCATTATTTATTCCTTCATATCATAGCGTTATGTAGTAGAAATGCCAGTATCACCCTCAACTCTCCACAGGTCGTACTGGAACGTCACTGTGAATTCTTCTATCGAGTTTACCGCTTCCCATGATAGTGGGATGCCTTCGATAGACACTGGATAGATGCCTTCAAAGATATAAGATCTGAGTGCTGCACCGTTCTTACTGAACTGTGTAACTACACCGGTGGACTTATAGCTCTGTGGTAGAGACCTAAGGTTGCTGTCATGTGAATTGATCGCGTTTGACCAAGACTCTAGCGCGTTACGTATCGCAAAATCTTCGTCGTTGATAACTGTGACCGTCCAGTCTTCAAATGTTCTGTCACCGGCATACTTAATCTCACGGCCGAAGTAAGGTACCGTATAGAAACCAAGGTTAGACGCCGGAATTCCGGCAGTCTTAACCATGAACGGTACTTTAATATCTGCGACTGGTGCAATAGGGTTTGTGATCTGAACTTGGAAGAGCGTAGGACGAGCACCACCACCAACAAGCTGTGATTTGAACTCGTTTATGTTGAATGCCATGTTGCCTTCTCCTTTTTACTTATTTATCATATTAAGCTATGTTACCTACGATCTCATCGAACTCTACTCCAGTTCTCGTAGCTACGAAGGTAAGTTCTATAACGTTGATACTGCGAGCAGGCTTAATAAAGATGTTAGCTCTAAATCTATTCGTGTCTATCACATCCGGCGTGTTAACCGTAGTGTCAGATACAACTCTAAAATCAATGATACCTCTTCTACCTTGAATGTCACGGAGGAAAGGCTCGATAAGATTTCTAAACTGTGTCTGAGTGAACTCGTCGTTGAAGTCGAAGAGGAAGGACTGAGCTGCAGTAGCAATAGATTTCTCTACAGCTATGAACAGACGACGAACGTTGATACGATCGAACGCGCTTGCTCTTCCTAGTCCAGTCTTATCACCAAAGAGAAGGATACCTTGTCCTACTTGCGAGATGACTGGGTTAACATCAGCGCTGTATAGAATATCACGCTGAGCTTTGTTAGGGTTGAACGCAAGCTTAACTACGTTCTTGATGATGCCGCGTTTGTATCCAGCTGGAGACTCCCAAGGTTCAACTCTTGAAGCAAGTCCAGCCATGTCACCATTGAGTGGCACCCAACGATAAACGTCGTTGTACTTATCGTAACGGTACTTATAGCCGCTATCCATGAACCAGTAAGAAGACGCTTGAAGTTGGTTGCGGTATCCAATGATACCGTTTAGTTTAGCGTTATCATTAGCTAGGTCAACTGCTACTTCTTTAGGTGGAGAAATGAATGCTACGCAATCCTTTCTTCCTTCTACGATGTTCGATATGATATAGTTTGCAGGGTTAGCGCTTAATGGAATGTTGTTTGAGTCGAGCGACGTCGTTCCCTTACCCTGCAGGATGAAGGATATGTCAATTTCATTCGCGTTCTTGTAGAGGTCGTAGCCAGTAGCAAGAGCAGAAAGTTGAACTGAAGACTCGTTGTTTCCATCAGTACCGCTTGTAAGATCTTGGTACTTTGGCGTAGCGCCAGTAACAGCAGCAATTGATATAGCCGTGTTGGAAGCTTTAACCCAAGAGGATCTGTTCTCAAGAATGTTAGCGTAATAGTTTGTAGAACCGTCGCCAAGCTTCGCGGAAGCTTGGTCTGATAAGTTTTCGTATACTTCAAGTATCGTTCCTGCGGCGCCGGTGATAACACCATCCTTATCGGTAACAACGACGTGCATTGTACCAGTTCTTGGAGCACCGCTAACGACGCTTGCTTTACCCCATAGCTTTTCAAATACTAGCTGATCCGCGCTGAGCTGAGAAAGAACATACTTTCCTTTAAAGCTAAAGGTGTACGTGTAATCTGTAAGACCAGTGTTCGCGTCAGTTGTGTTTGCCACTTGAATTGGGCTTGCAAGAACTAGGTTTTGATAACCAACGCTATCGTTACCAATTCTAATGATGTCGTTTTCTTCGGAGTCTACGTCAAACTCTTCTGTAGCTTCAAGAACCATCGTGTTTGAATTAAACGTGATAGGACCGGCAACGTCGCCAATATCAAGAAGTCTGCTTTGGAATGTTGTTGGCGTAACGAAAGAAACTTCAAGCGAGTTTCCAATAGCTCCTGGATATTTTGCTTGGAAGTTCGTGCTAGATGCTGCAATACCGGTATCGTTTACTCTAGTTACATATAGAGAATTTGAATACGATAGAAAATCTGCAGCGGTGAAGAATGTTTCACCGTTAAAATCTGTTGGTGTTCCAAATCTGTTCGCTAGTTCGGTTTCTGAGGTAATTAGAATTCGCTCATTCACAGGACCCCAACGGAACACACCAACGATAGCTGCTGGTGATGTAGCGATTGCAGGAACTACGGCCGTTGCGTCTACTTCTCGAACGATTACAGAAGGACTTACTGAAAATGCCATATCTTGTTCTCCTTTAATATTTTGATGAGTTTCAGTTCATATCTTTGATCTATTTATAAAAGCTATGATTTTACATCACATGATATTCATCCATGACGATGACACTGGCTGGAAGCCAGGCTTAAGCCCCTCATCTTCTTGACCGCTGTCAATAAAACCAAAAGGAAGCAAGTCGTCTTCTATTTCTTTTTCGGTTTTTTCTCTAAGCATACTCAATGTATTTATATCTGTGATTTCTTTAAAGAACGATTGGTCAGACAACCAAGAAAAGATTACTAGGTTCATAACTAAGTCATCGTGCCAGCCAGGCTCTGCCTCGTATGATAGTCCCTTTTTCGAGAAGCGAGACAGTTCTTGAATAGTGTTATAGTCACATATTAAAAGTTGGTTTTGCTCTACCAGCATCTTAAGCATAGAACAGCCAACCGACTTGACGGTTTTCGTTGTCCTAATACCAGGATCAGTAGCCTTTCCAAATCCGCTTGATATTCTCTTACCGCTTCTTCCAGCACTCTCGGTATATAGCATACTTTCGTAACCAAAATCCATGAGAAGAGTATCAGACACCTGCTCACCTATGTCATTTATTTCAACGAGCACGAATGCTTCATTATACATCCTACCAATTCTGTATATGATTGACGCAAAGTCGACAGGACCAACGTAGTTATCCCTAAAGACACACACCTGTTTATACGGCATCTTTGTTACATCAAAGACAGTAAAGGTCGAGTAGTCAAGACCCTTACCACGCGACACGTCGACTGTCATAACGTATGTATGCCCAGGTATTACTCTTTCGTACTGATACAGACCGTCCTTTTCAACGAGAGGCCTAGAGTAATCGAGTTCCTTGAGCTTCGTACCAGAAATAAGAGTACCGGAACTGCCTAGGAACTGACAGCAGTATTCTTGGTTGAACTTTTCTTCGTCGTGATCTAGTGATTCGATAGTTTCTTTACGCCAGTTCTCATCTCTCCCGGGCACGTCGTACCACATAACCTTAACGAACTGATAACCGTTCGTGCCTTCCTCGGCTCCCTTACACGTTTTCCAAAAGTGGTTCAAACCGTTTGGTGTAGAGGTCATTAGAAGCTTTGTAGACTCCCCTGACGAGATCGTAGGATAGACCGACGCGAAGAACTCGTCGTACCCTTCAATGAACGCGACTTCGTCTAGATATAGAAAGTTAATGGACTTACCACGGATTGCTGACGAGGATGTAGTACCCGCGAGTACCTTGCATCCGTTCTCAAGCTCGATGTTACCCTTGTTCCATTCCGTGATACCCTGCTGCAGCCACTTAGGTAGAGCTTCGTATGCTAGCTTAATACGAGCAAGAACTTCTCTAGACGCATCTCCTTTGTTTGCGAGAATAGCAACCGTCTTAAACTCGTCAAACAAGATATAGTGAAGGATCACTGCGACCGCAGTTGTAGTCTTACCGGACTGGCGAGCAGTAAGAACCGCAAGGCGACGGTTACTCGTAATCTTTTCAACGATCTCTTTCTGATAGTCATACATATCGAGCGGTATGAGGCCGCGATCAACGTGAACGATCTTAATGTACTTTTTGGCAAAGTATATCGGATCCTCAGCGCACTTAAGATACTCTCGAATGAGTTCTGGAGTCCATTCGATAGGTTCACCAGTTTTCTTTAAATGTATATTTCCAAGATAGCCGTCAGCCATTATTCACCCTTTATCATTTTAAGAAGATCAGCAGTCGATAGTATGAGGTTGTTGTTCGTCACGTTCGTCTGAGCGGCTTCTTTAGGGCCCATCTTTTCTTCTTTAGCGTATTTCTTTTTCATTGACATTTCAACAAAGTCTTTGTTCGCGTCCAATAGTGTTTTCATTAGGCCGGATGCAACTTCAAAAGCCCTTGGGGACTCTGACTGTTTCGCAAGATCAATCATTTCCTTGAGGGCGTCGTCACCGTGTTGAATGATGTTCTTGATATTTCCACGGGCCTGCTCAATGTCCTTTATCGTTTCATCGTCATCTATATCACTTGTATCTATGTCAGGAAGCTGATCCTCGACCACATCAACAACTACAGGAAGCTCTTCTCTTTTCGCTTCTTCCATCGGTCTTAAACCTAAAGCGTCAACTATCTTTTCACTACTCATTGTAAGTCATCTTCAATATACGTAACGATTCCCCAATCATCATCAAACTCAATTTGTTGATAGGGTATAGTTTCGTTAATATCAGTTGTCGGTGTTCCGTTTGATGTTAAACCAGGCTGTATGATAACAGCTTCTTCTGGGAGAGAGTTTGTATCTACAGATGTATGCATACGTGAGTCGATAAACTTTATGACCTTTCTCTCTCTTTCCGGTCCAAAGTACCACGCCTTCATAGTAAAGTTAAGAGTCCATAATACAGATCTTCTCTCTTCATACGCGCCTTCGTAAAGATCCTCGTTAGTAACGCCGTTAAGAATAAGTGGTATGTCAATTGGATCGAGTTCGTCTATCATCTTAACTGATGTAGTCCATTCAGGCATAAAGAATGGAAGTATCTGCTCTACTATCTTAACTGCATCTTCGGAATGTTTCGTCATAATGTATAGAGAAAAGTCTATGTTATATGGAGCCGCAGACCAAACGTAACTCCTGGATCCGCCGTCTTCTTGTTTATTTTCTTTACGCACTTTTTGCGTAGATGATATTTTTCTCGCGCCGTCATATACCATGTTAGTCATTTCAAAAGACATTCTTGGCAGGGTAATCGACGACTTCTTTGCCAATTCTGGATCCTGAACGATTCTAGAAAGAAACTTTTGCCATGGTCCGTATGATATAGGAACAACCATCTTTTGAGTTTCTACTCCATTCAAATCGTCCCTGGTGATGACCATCTTATTGAACATAGACCCAAATAGAGTTATGTACTTTCTAGTCGTAGAATTGTAAAAGTGGTTTACGAATGCCATTACGCGCCTGTTCCATTAAGTGCTTTTATTGCTGCAGCTATTCTATCCAGCGCGTCGCCAACTGTAGCCGGCGCGGTGTTTGCCCAATCGCTTTCGTTTGAAGGATCGTATGTAAAGCTACTTGTGTTTGCGTCAACGAGAACCGCATTATTCGAACTAAAAAC